AACACGGGCAAACAAGAATGTCGTTGCTTGGGGATCTTGGTGTGCTGTTGATGTTGATGATCATGAATTTGAGGGAGATCTAGAAGATGTTCTCCGTACTCAATTTGGCCATTGGAATTTCATTTGCTATAGTACTGCTAGTTCTACTGATTCTCTACCGAAGTTTCGGTTGGTATTTCCAACTACGGAAGCGGTTGAGTGTGATAGAATCAAACATTTTTGGTATGCGCTCCAGTCCGAAATCGGTTCAATCGGAGATAAACAGACTAAAGACCTCTCTCGCATGTATTTTGTACCTGCAACTTATGCTGGTGCTAACAACTTCATATTTAGTAGTGGACGTGGTAGACCTGTTGATCCTTACGAACTAATGGCTAAATGGGAATATAATGACAAGGCAGACAGTAAGAACTTCCTTGATCGTTTACCCGATGCATGGAAAGAACAAATTATTGAATACCGTAAGGCAAAGATGGACAATACCGATGTTGTATGGTCAAGTTATCATGACTGTCCATTCTGGCCTAAGAGTTTAGCAGCACAATATATAACTATCTCAGGTACAGGATGGTATAGTCAAATGTACCGTATAATGATAGCCATAGCAGGTAGAGCTATTGAACGTGGTTATCCAATAACAGCTAATCAAATAGTGGATATGTGTAGGCAGTTTGACAAAGAGACTGGTAACTGGTATGAGAACAGGCCAATGGAGACAGAGGCCAATAATGCTTTAGAGTATGCATATAAGAATGGAGTAATACAGTGAGTGAAGTACTAACAGCCATAAGCATATTGGCTTTAATTATTATTGGATTTTATATTATTGCAGTAACGGAGACAAAGAAATGAAAGCAGGTAAAGTATGGGGCACAACAGAGCTTATTGAAGCGAATGGTGCTATGGAATTTCATCGTATTGAGATGAAAAAGAATGGTGTTTGTTCTAAGCATCTTCACAAATACAAGTGGAACGGATTCTATGTTGAGTCTGGTAAAATGCGTGTTAAGACGTGGCAAAAAGATTACGACCTAATTGATGAGACGGTTATTGGTGCTGGTCAATATACAAAGGTAAAACCCGGTTTATATCATCAATTCGAATGTCTTGAGGATGGTGTGGCATTTGAGATTTATTGGGCTGAATTTGCTCACAATGATATTGTCCGTGAAACAACTGGTTTTATGGGCAATGAGGGGTTTACACTTGATTTAAAAAATGATACAATGGCTTCATCAGCTGATGATTTGACAATCACAGTCAGTACACTTACAGGAGAGTTTGAGGCTCTAAGATGAAATTAGAAGTACAACAAGATGACAGCGGGGAGCTCTTCATTGAGTTCCCTGATGATCTTATGGATCAAATGGGTTGGACAGCAGGTGATATTCTCACTTGGACACAACAAGACAATGGCAATTGGTTAATTACTAAAAAAGAAACAACTACACCAGAGGATAATGATAATGAGTACTAATTGGGTACAAGATATGGCAGACATGCACAAAAAGTATGGCGTCAATGAATGGTTTGAAAAGCATAAAGATGATAAGGTGCTGATGAACAAGTACCTAATGTTCCGTCTACTTATGTGCCAAGAAGAACTACATGAAACTATGCAAGCAGTAAATTCAGGTAATTCAGAAGAGATCGTAGACGGTCTTATTGATCTATGTGTCTTTGCTATTGGTACACTTGATGTATTTAATGTTGATGCCTCTAAAGCATGGGATGAGATCTATGCAGCTAACATGAACAAAAAAGTAGGTGTAAAGCCTGGCCGCCCTAATCCATTTGGTCTACCAGATCTACTGAAGCCAGGTGGATGGACACCACCAAGCCATGAAGGAAATCATGGTGAGTTAGATGTAGCACAACAAAATATTCGTGATCGTACACCTATTGATCGTAGCGCTTGGTAACTGTGACGACTTGTCACACCTAGCTAAACCTAATATTACTGTTACAAAATCGTGATATAATAAAGGCTATATACTACTGTTAGTGTATAGTCTTTTTTTTAACACACGGAGAAATCAATGAAATTACTAACCGCTTTTGCTGCATCAATCGTGATTGCAGCCACACCCGTACTTGCTCGTGATCAGGTTCACATTGCAGGTTCATCAACAGTACTACCTTACGCATCAATTGTTGCGGAAGCTTTTGGCGAAAACTTTGAATTCCCAACACCTATTGTGGAAGGCGGCGGATCAGGTGCCGGACGTAAACGTATGTGTGAAGGCGTAGGCTTGAACACAATTGATATTGCGAATTCTTCTTCTCTTATGAAAGCAGAACAAGCAGAAACATGTCAAGCAACGGTTGGTAAAGTAACTGAAGTTCGCATTGGTTATGATGGTATTACATTCTCAATGCGTCATGAAAATAAAGGCTTTGAGGATCTAACTCCATTGCAAATCTATCAAGCATTAAAAGCAGGTTCAACCGCTAAGACATGGGCAGATGTTGATGCATCTCTACCAAATGTAGAAATCAAAGCATTTATTCCAGGCACTAAGCATGGTACGCGAGAAGTGTTTGAAACAAAGGTTATGCTAGCAGGCTGTAAAGCAGCAGGTGAATATGACAAATCATTAGGTAAAAAACCAGCGGAGAAAGCATGTTTCAAAGTGCGTACAGATGGTGCATCAGTCGATATCGACGGGGATTACACAGAGACTCTAGCAAGCCTAGACGCGAACGTAAACGGAGTTGGTGTTTTCGGACTGAGCTTCTTGCTGAACAACACGGACTCAATCTACGCTGCAAAGATCAATGGTGTGATGCCATCGACAGAAAGCATTGCGAGTGGCGAGTATCCAGTTTCACGTCCACTTCAATTCTACGTTAAGCACGCACATTTAGATCAAGTTCCAGGGTTAAAAGAGTACATTGAGTTCTTCGTATCAGACGAGATTGCAGGACCAGATGGTCCATTGGCAGAGTACGGATTGGTATCTGATCCTGAGCTTGCAGCCACACAGGATATGGTCGCTAAATTTTAAGTGGCTATACTAAAATAAATTAAATTAATGCGGCTCCGGCCGCATTTTTTTATGTACAAATGCGATTGAATAGTGTAGGATAGTTAAATCAATGAAGGAGAATATATTATGACTTACACTTTCGATATCGCGTACGATTGTCCTCTATCCGACTTTCTCGAACTACTCGACAAATACGAACTCAAACTCGAATCTTACCTCGCTATCGGACCTGGCGGCGGAAATCCCGAAATTACCGTCTCCTCAACTCCATCTCAAATCCAAAAACTAAAAGATTTCTGGAATTCTTAAATGACTAAATTTAAAGCTACGGTCGACAAATCTTTTGTCGACCAACGAAACTTAAAAGTAGAAGAAGATAGTAGGGACAATCCCTACTTCTTCTGGGACAGCGAGTTTGTAGAATTTCATCAAGCTAAAGTTGATATGTTTCAGAGCCTGTATGAGGGTTATGAATACGATACATATCACGAAGTACTTGGTGCAATAGACTATAAGCTTCATTCAAAGGCTGGTGTGCACATATCTCCTTACATTCAGAAACAAGTGCATAATGACAAGATAGATATGTTCGGAATATGGACATGGAAAGACGGATGGCCAGGTCCATTAGAGGAGGGTCAGGTTGTTGAGTATGAAATATTAGATTATGTTGATGCTAAAGAAGCAATTAAACATTTAAACGAAGAAAATCGTTTTACTTTTCCAATAGACTATGATACAATTGATGAATAACAAGAGAGTATTATTATGCGCGAATCACTAAAAGTATTACAAGAATGTGCTGAACTACAGCAACGTAAATCACGTGACTATCAAAACGAGAACTCACGTATTCAACAAGCAGACTATTATCCACGTGGTGTAGCATCACTCATGGACATCATCAATACAAAGACTCTACGTCTATGGTCTGTTATTGAAGCTATGGAATCAGATCCAGAGTATGAACCAAACTTTGAGTCACTCGAAGACTCATTCAAAGATCTTATCAACTATGCTTCCTTTGGTGTTGCATACTGTCGTGGTAAAGTACCAGGTCAGCGTGAAGATCGTGACTTTCTAAATCGTGAGATTAAAGATGCTTCTGAATAGTGTAAAAGATATACGTGAGTTCTTTATTGGTGAGCTCAGAGATGAAGCGTTCACTATTGACAAGACAGGTCAAAAGACTATCGAGATGCTTGGTGCAAACTTTATTGCATCTGAGCCATCTATCTTTGGTACTCCAAACCAAGAATATATAGATGCAGAGATCAAGTGGTATGAATCTGAATCCACGAATATCAATGACATATATGGTGTAGATGGAAATCCTCCAGCTGCTTGGCAATACAGTGCTAATGATAATGGTGAAATCAATTCAAACTATGGTCATTTAGTTTTTGGTTATAAGTATTTCCAACAGTTCCATCGGGCCTTCGATGAGCTATGGGATAATCCTGATAGTCGTCGTGCACAGATGATCTATAATCGACCTTCAATTTGGGTTGAGTTTGATGAAGGTGGTAAAAACGATTTCATCTGTACTAATGCTCAAACATTCTATATTCGTGATAACATTCTTCATATGGTATCACAGATGAGATCTAATGACGTTGTGTATGGCTATAAGAATGATTATGCTTGGGCACAATATCTAATGGACAAGTTTGTTTCTAATTGGAATGAAATGGCTGAAGTTACAGGTGAACATGGCGAGATTGAAAAGGGTATGCTTATCTGGCAAGTTATGAATTTACACGTATATGAAAGACACTTTAATTTAGTAAAATGAAATATATCTTTGACGTAGACGGAACACTGACACCAAGTCGTGGAAGAATGAACAATGAGTTTGCAAATTGGTTTGAACATTTTGCGACTCATAATGCTGTTTATCTTGTGACTGGAAGTGACAGGGAAAAGACATTAGAGCAAATTCCGGAATACATTTACAACCTTTGTATTGCTGTCTACCAATGTTCAGGCAATGATGTATGGCAACAAGATAAAAATATAAAAAGTGGTGTACTTAATCTTCCAGACAAGTTACAATTTGAGTTATTAGATATTCTACATAATAGTGGCTTTAAACCAAAGACTGGGCAACACATTGACCAACGACCTGGTCTTGTGAACTTTAGTATTCTTGGTAGAAGAGCTTCATTAGAAGATCGTTATAATTATAAAGGTTGGGATGAACACAAAAAAGAGCGTGAGTCAATTTGTAACAGACTTAGACCACGTTGGCTTAACTACAACTTCCAGATAGCCGGAGAGACTGGTATAGATATTACTGCTAAAGGATCCACAAAGGCACAAATATTAGAAGACTTTGATCCTACAGATGTAATCTATTTCTTTGGCGATAAGTGTGAACTTGGTGGCAATGACCACGAGATTGCACTTGCAGTTCATGATAGAGAAAATGGTAGTAGAGTGATTGAAGCGAAAGATTGGGAAGATACATGGAGCAATCTAAAGTCATTGGTATAACGTTTAGTACATTTGACCTATTACATGCAGGTCATGTGGCTATGTTACGAGAGGCAAAGGAGGTGTGTGACTACCTCATTTGTGGCATTCAGGTAGATCCAAGTAGGGACAGACCTGAAAAGAATTCACCAGTACAATCATTAGTAGAACGTTGGACACAACTTCAAGGCGTAAAGTATGTGGATGAAATCATTCCATATGAGACTGAAAAAGATGTAGAGGACATTCTTAAACTATTCAGTATTAATGTTCGTATTATTGGTGAGGAGTACAAAGAGACTACATTTACTGGTAGAGCAACATGTGCTAATAGAGGCATTGAAATACATTTCAACAAAAGAGATCATCGGTTCTCAACAAGTGATTTAAGAAACCGAGTACACGTTAAAGAAACAATGAAGGATTTAAATGATGACTAAAGAAATTCGCCGTAAACCACAAAGTATGAAAATTGGTATTATTGGCAATGGATTTGTGGGTAAAGCTACAGGATACGCATTTTCTACTCCCATGGTACAAAAAATGATTGTTGATCCAAAATATACAGAAAATACACTAGGTGATTTGATTGATTGGAGACCACACATTACATTTGTCTGTTTGCCTACTCCTTCGAATGATGACGGATCAATCAATGCTACTTTAGTGAAAGAAACAGTTCAGCAGCTTATTGTTGAGAGTGAATCTTTTATAGTGATTAAATCAACAATAACACCTGATTTAGCTGCAGAACTATCTTCTCTTGATTCACGCATTGCTATCATGCCTGAGTTTTTATCTGAAGGTAATGCATTAGTAGATGCAGTGTCTGCAACACATATGATAGTTGGAGTGACTGATCCCAGTGCAGCTCAGTATGTAGAACAGATATACGGTGCTTATAGTATTTGTAATCCTGCTCCTACTATTGCTTTGTCTCCTGTTGAAGCTAGTTTGGTAAAATATAGTATTAACACATTTTTAGCCATGAAACTTACATTTTTTAATCAGTTATACAATCTTGTCGAAAAATATGGAGGCAACTATCAATTAGTCTTACGAGGTGTGCTTTCCGATCATAGAATTGGGCATTCGCATACTAAAATTCCTGGTACTGATGGAAAAAGAGGTTTCGGAGGGGCTTGTTTCCCTAAAGATTTAGATGCATTTATTGACTTTGCAGATAAAAATGCTGGGATTGATCTAGAGTTACTTAAAACAGTTAAATCTGTAAATAATAAGATTCGTTCACAGTATAACACAGATGAACGTGAAAAGGCCAATAATATAAAGTTTAATGATGAGTGATTGGGACAGACGATATCTAAGCCTAGCTAAAGAGATTAGTACCTGGTCTAAGGATCCATCATCGCAGATCGGTGCGGTGGCTATTGGATCTAAGGGTCAGGTACTAGCTCAAGGTTATAACGGTTTTCCACGTGGTATTGATGATGTTGATCACCGTTATAATAACAAAGAGACAAAGTATAAGTACGTTGTTCATGCTGAGCAAAATGTTATTTACAACGCCACATACAATGGTGTATCATTAGATGGAGCAACTCTGTACGTCTGGGGCCTTCCTGTTTGCTCTGAGTGCGCAAAGGGAGTGATACAGGTGGGTATCAAGAGAGTGGTGTTACCACGCGCTCAATACCCATTACATTGGGTTCAATCTTGGAGAACATCAATGGAGATGTTTGATGAAGCAGGTGTAGAACATGACAGTATTGATTGTGGGGTTAAACCCTTCGGGTAAGTGGAAACGTAAGAATCCTACACTCGACAGACTCAATCGTTGGATGGATAAACTTGGTATTCGCCATTACTCATTTTGTAATGTCATATCAGAACCAGGTACGTACAAAAAATCTCAAATAGATTACAAACAACTGTGTACATTCACTGAAGGTTATGATAGAATTATCGCATTAGGAGGTTTTGTGTCAGAGGCACTGAATCGTATTAATGTCGATCATTTGTCAATGCCACACCCATCTCCTTTGAATCGCAAGTTAAATTGCTCACATTATGAAAAACGTAAGATTGAGGAGTGCCGACGTTATGTCGAAGGTCATAACAAATCCAATCAACAACATACCAAAGAATGAGAAGTCTCATGTTCTTGGTTGGTCACTTGTATGGAAAGAACTACTCGGAGCATCTATAGATCATAGATGTACACCACAAATTCTCAACGCGGATACGGTCTATGTCGACCACGGTGCAAACTTTGGTGGCACACTTAACCTTTTTGGTGGTGCAACAAAGGACATATTTGACCGTATCAATATTCTCCTCGCATGTAAAAATATTGTATCATTAGATTGGGATATGCCTGACTATGGCGCCATGCTAAAGAAACGCATCGGCGCCAATACTACATGCGAGGAGATAACCGAGAAGTGGTGTGATATGGTCTCTAAAAGGATAAGTAGTATTACTTCTTTAAAACACAAGGATCTTAAAACCAATGGTATTACATTCGGCGACTCTCACACTATTGCTTTTAGTGGCGTTGGTGATAGTGTTTACCGTACTGATGGTAAGACTCTTTTTGGTAGTTTACGGAAGGGACTTCGAGAAGAACTGGATAGAAGGGAAGAAAGACTTACGTTATGCCTTGGTTCTATCGATATTAGGCATCATATACTGCGTCATAATGATTTCGATTTAAAAGAAACAATTAAAGAGTATGTCAAGCAGGGTAATGAATTGTCCGATGATGTATGGTATGCAGCACCTGTTCCAGTAGAGTTTGAAGGAAGACGTATACCTAAATCTGGATTCTATAAAAAGACTCCGTTCTATGGTTCATGGAAATGTAGATGGAACTTGACAAATAAATTCATTAATATTCTACATGATGAATCAAAGGGCAAGGTAGTTGTGCCACCAAAGGAATGGTACACTATGGATCCTGAGAAATACGCTAAGACTTATATGGAGCATGGTTCTTCTTTCCATATTGCTCCACCTTATTACAGACGAAATGATTGGGGAGTATCACCTTTTGGCACATAACAATCACGTAATAGATGGCATAAATAAGGACGTTGGTCCTTTATACACGTTAGAAGATGCCAAAGAATATTTTTTGAAATTAGCAGAGGGATGGGAGGATCCATATGGAGTACCCAACATTACTACTCATAGCAATATCCGTGTCGTTCGTGACGACTATTTGGTTGGCAGTAAAGTTCGCGGTGGGGACTGCCTCATCTCTAGCCTCCCTGACCACATCGACACTATTGTGTATGTCCAACCTCGTACTGGTCTCGCTGGTGTTAGCATACTTGATGTGGCTAAAAGACATGGAAAGGAAGTCAAGCTGTTTATGCCTTCCTCAAAGCGAATCAGTCATCACCAGGCCTGTTGTATAGAACGAGGTGCAAAAGTAGAATTTCATCGCATTGCAGCAATGCCTAACTTAAACCTTATTGCACAGAAGTGGGCAGCCGAAAGATCTAATGCATTCTTTGTTCCATTAGGTCTTAAACATGAAAAGGTAACTGCAGGTATTGTAAAGACAGCATCACAGATTGACGAACCAGAAGAGGTTTATGTTGCAACATCAACTGGTGTATTGACAAGAGCATTACAGATTGCATGGCCTAATGCTAAGTTCACATCAGTTTGTGTATCACGTAATATGAAGGCAGGTGAACTCGGTAGAGCTGAGGCAGTATCAGACCCACTTGCATTTACTGCTTCTGAAAAGAAAGAGAACCTACCACCATTCCCAACTATAGATACCTATGATGGTAAGGTATGGAAGTATATTCCTAAGAATACTGATCGCGATATTCTGTTTTGGAATGTAGGACAAGAACCAATATTACAAAATGAAAACCTATATGAAACTGTAGATTCATACAGAGATTGGGCAAAGAATGTGGCTTAATGAAGAAGCGATCGATGTACTTGTAAATTATTATTATCCAAAGGCTAAGTGGTTACAAATCAATTGTAACTGGGGTAAGATTCCATACACAGGTGAGATAGCCACGAAAGAGATTAATGATCCATTGATGCAAGAGATAGATATCTATGATTGTTATACTCGTAATGCTGCTGGATTCTCTAATGTATTACAGGATCTAAAGTATAAAAGTGACACTCCAAAGAGACATCATCAAGCTAAAAACATTTCACTCGGTAAAAAGCATCTTGAATTAGTAGATAGTTATGTGACAGAGAAATGGGATCTTAAGACTTGGCTATTTGCATATATGTCACACAGAGCTACAGGTTCAGGTGCATCATTTACAAGAGACCATGGTTATAGAAATAATTGTGTTCATCGTTGGGGAACCATGGAATCTATCGAAGAGATGATTGCTGATTTAAAATATCGTAAGGCAAACAAGATTGCCACATTTACATCAATTGGTAACCAACCGCCATCGCCTCGTAAAGGTGTGAGTGTGATTGACTATCTCACAGAGGAGTTACCTTCTTTACTTGATAAGCTTATTGATTGGTTACATTCTGGTGAAAAGAAAACACATAAACAAGTTGTGGACTTTTTGATTGAATATAACTTAGAACAAGGACATAAGAGATTTAACTTTGTCTATGCTGCATTCTCATATGACTTAGGTGATTATCATAAAGATCTCGTTGACGATATGAGTCATGGTTATTTTGGCAATAATGCTATTCGTTGTATGAAGATGCTATCAAAGGGATACACAACAGATCAATTCATGGATATACTATGTGAAAGAATGGGTGGAGCACCAAGAGATAACGAGGACGTATTTTGTGACTTTGTAAGATTCGGACAAAATTATGTACCTCGTAGTGATGATACATTTGATCACATTCCATCTACACTTCAGAATAATTCTGGTTGGCATTCAGGTTGGGAACAAAGACAAGGAAAACCTAATATTGCTAGTGTACAGCTCACAGAATTTATGGTATAATAAAATTATTACTTATTTAGGAGACACGCATGTCAATTATGGACAAGCTTAAAAAGAACTCTAAACTTAAAAACACTGAAGTTCTTTCAGAGTCTAAGTTCTTCAACGAGAAGGACATGACTCCAACAGATGTGCCGATGATTAATGTGGCACTGTCAGGTTCTGTCGATGGTGGTTTGGCTCCAGGCCTTACTGTTCTTGCAGGACCATCAAAACATTTTAAAACATCATTTGCACTGATTATGGCATCAGCATATTTAAGACAAAATCCAGATGCTGTAATGCTATTCTATGATTCAGAGTTTGGTTCACCCCAAGCTTATTTTGAACAGTTTGAGGTTGATACATCTCGAGTACTTCACACCCCTATTACAAACGTAGAGGAATTGAAGTTTGATATGATGGCACAGCTTGAAGCACTTGATCGTGAAGATAAAGTCATTATTGTAATCGACTCTATTGGTAATCTTGCATCAAAGAAAGAGATGGAAGATGCCTTGAACGAAAAGTCAGTTGCTGACATGTCACGTGCTAAAGCTCTAAAAGGTTTGTTCCGTATGGCAACACCCTATCTTGCTATGAAGAATATTCCTATGTTGGCCGTTAACCATACGTATATGGAAATCGGTCTATTCCCTAAAGCCGTTGTTGGTGGTGGTACAGGCATTTATTATTCAGCCGACAACATTTGGATTCTTGGTCGTCAACAAGATAAAAAAGGTACTGAGATCCAGGGCTATCATTTTGTTATTAATGTTGAGAAAAGCAGATATGTTAAAGAAAAGTCTAAGATTCCTATTACTGTTTCCTGGGACGGTGGTGTTCGCAGTTATTCTGGCCTGCTTGACGTGGCTCTTGCTGGTGGGTACGTTACTAAGCCTTCCAATGGCTGGTATGCAGCGGTTGATATGGAGACAGGTGAAATTGGTGGCAAAGTTAGGCATGATCAAACTTTAGAGCATGAGTTTTGGGAACCTATTTTTGCCAATACGGACTTTAAAGAGTTTATAAAGAAGCAGTATAGCATTGGTCATAAAGACCAAGTGCCTATGGATGAAATTGTAGAGGAAGATTATGGTTAAGATCCCTAATATGCTTGAAGAAAATAAAGACTATGAATTAATTCCAGGAGATCATGATCATTGGCATATTCGTGTAAAAACCGGTGAATATATAGAGTCTGTGATTAGCTTTGGATCTATTAAAGTTAATGAAGAGTCATTAGAAATGAACTTTGATTTTACATTGCACTATAGTCCAGATGATGACTTATCAGTCGATGATACAGATTTACAGAAGTATGCCGGCAAAATCCTTGAAAGTGTACTTATGAATAATCTAGAAAAGATGGAAAATAAATGAAAATACTAATTATGGGACTGCCAGGTGCTGGTAAAACCCACCTTGCAAAACGATTACAGATTCATCTCAACTGTGCCTGGTATAATGCAGACAAAGTAAGAGAGATGGCAAATGACTGGGACTTTACTGATGCAGGCCGAAGACGTCAATCAGAACGCATGAATACTATTGCTACATTTGAAGCCGTTCGAGCTCGTACTGTTATTTGTGATTTTGTATGTCCAACCGGAAAGACCCGTGAAGAGTTTGATGCTGACATTACAATCTGGATGGACACTATTGAAGCAGGTCGTTTTGATGATACCAATAAGATCTTTGAAGCTCCAACTGATGTAGACCACCAAATCAAAGGATTTATGTCAGATGATGAGATCATCAACTTTGCAAATATACTAAAGGCGAAATACAATGTTTGATTATAAAAAACCAACAACACAAATGCTAGGACGCTGGCAGCCATGGCATGATGGACATACTGCTTTATTTAAGAAGTCATTGGCTGAGACCGGCCAAGTTGTTATTATGGTACGAGATGTTGGTGGTATTATTGGTACAGACGCAGGTGGAGGTCGTACTGAAGGTCAGTATGACAATCCATTTAAGTGGAATGAGGTACGACAAAATATTGTTGCAGGATTAGCAGAACATGGGTTTACAGAGGGTGTTGAATATGTTATAATGCAAGTACCAAACATCGTAGACATTTCTTATGGCCGTGGTGTTGGTTATACATTCACCCAACACGATCTCGGTGAGGAGATCCACAATATCTCTGCCACTAAGATCCGTAGACAAATGCGTAATGAAGGAAAATTATGAGTAACGTTGAACAAGTTATTCTTCGTAATGTACTTACAAATGAATCTTATATGCGTAAGGTTCTACCATTTATAAAGCCTGAATACTTTCAAGGTGTATACAATCAACTATTCAAAGAGGCTGGTAAGTTTGTTGCTAAGTACAATAA